TTTTCGGTAAGCAAGAACTCGTGGGTCGTTCGGGTGATTTTCTATCAATTCTGTTGCTTGAGCTACAGGCATTGATTCTAATTTCCCTGATTTTATCGAAGTCCTGCTTGGTTGAATTATCTTTACCGAACTTCTTTTTTTTGCATTTCTGTAGTTTTCTTCATCTACGAGACTACGTGTTGGATGTCGTTGACTGTATAAAGTAAGGATATCTTTAGCAGGTAAATGGGAAATACCTTTTGAATCACGGAATTTTATCACCTCGCTTACTGAATAATCAGTGCCAGATAATACCGTTCCTAATTCATTATCCCTCATTTGCTTTGCGAAATAATCTTTACTTATACCAGATTGGCGTTTATTCGACTGTTCGTTTGCATAAGCACTTGCTTTTATCTGTGCTGTTCTGAATTTAGTTGGTTCATCTATCATCAAATCGTTTATTTCTGTTTCTGTGTTTACGTTAAGTTCTGAACGCATTTTCTGTGAATAAGCATTTTCGTAATCCAATCCAGTCTTTTCGTATTCAACGTCTATTTTCTTCTGCTGAAGTTCTGCAATTAACTTTCGTTGTTGTGCAAGTTCTTTTTCAAGTTTTAAATTCTGTATTTGTGTTAGTTCATTTTCACGGATTGCTTTGTTTTGCTCCGTTCTTGTACGTTTAGCCTTACTTAGCGTTTTTCCAAGTTCAACATCGAGTTTCTTTAAGAATATTTTTTCATCTTCAACGCCTTCTGGTATTTTTTCAATATACGATTGTCCTTTTTTGTCGAATTTTATATCAATTTCTTGTTCATCAATCGTTATCTTTGTTTCGTCCACGTAGTCAACTTTTTCTATTTTGTTTACGTCTTTGTCGGTGGATTGCTCCATACCTTGTAAATCGTCCATTACTGCTCCTTATATTAGAGTGCCTGTTCTGGCATACTCTTTTCTGTATTTTCTTGTGGTTCAGTTTCCTGACTACCATTTGAATTTCTTAATAATTGCAAAACCTGTTCTTTTACTTGTGGTCTATTTTCCATCATTTGAACTAATTGCAATGATTCATCGTATTGCAATTTATCTTCTATCATTTTATCTGCTTTTTGTGGTTTAAGTTCTTTTAATGCTTGAATCCAAGTTATTAATCCTTTTGTAAGCATAAAGTCAACTTCGTAATATTTTTTCTGTGTCATTGTGTCTACGTTATCTGTTATTTCAATTTCCACATAACACTCATCGGATACGTTTGAAATATCATTTTCAAATTTTGCATTTACATCTTCCATTGCTTCGTTTCCATATTTATCCAAATGCTCTATTTTAAATTGCAATCCGTTTAGCATATTAACGAGATTTTCTTTTATACTTTCAACTATATTTTGATAAAAATTTTGTAATTTGAATAAATCTGTTTTATCTCCTTGTTTCGCAGCTGCTTGTAGGGACATAATAGCCTTCCCTGATTGCCCGCTATAACTCGGTTTCCCTTTTGTTACGCTTAACGCCGAATCGCCCTCTTCAATATAACGTTCTAATTTATTATCAAGAGCCATTATAGCATTTTTTAAATCTGGAGTTTTTGCATAATAAAAAGGTTCAACTCCCTGATTTTGTTTTCTCCATTTCGCACTAATTTGTGGCTGGAAACCAGGGTCAAGTGCGTGTTTTCTCATATTTGATTCATTCACAATAGCACCAGGTTCTATTATAAGTTGCGGAACTCCCATTCTAACCATTGTAAGCATTTGCAATGTAAGTGCTGTCATATGTAAATTAAGCAATTTTGAACTTTTATAAGCCAATGAAATTGGATAAGAAGTTTTAGGATCGTTTGCTGTTCCCATTATTGCATAAGGATTTTGTTTTTTGATTATAGGCTCTTGGAGAATTACATTTAGTGTTGGGCAAAAAACGGTTTCTATGAATACTCGATATTCAATATCTCGTTCTTTAGCAGCTACAATTTTATCTGCAAAAATAAATGTTGCAAATTCTTGCTGTGCAATTAGTTCAAGTAAATAAATCAGTTCCTTATCGTAGTCTTTGCCTTTTTCTACTTTAATAAGTAATTTATCAATAGTTTTTTCTATCTCATCGGCTTCTTTTAATTTTTCCCGTGAATCTTCTGACTCCAACCAACTTTTAATTGCATTAATTAACCATTCCAATCTATCATTATTTATTATTTTATCTTTTTCCTCAAATAGAAATTCTTGAAATTCTTCTTCTAACCAGTCTGTAACTTTTATTTTCTCATCAACATCGGAATTAAATATTTTACGTTGTGTATAGAAAAATGATTTTCTGCGAACTTGTCTAACGATTTCTATTTGTTCAATTTCTGTTTCTCGTATTGCAATTCCATCGTTTTCTATTTTAGTTGCTTCTAATTTATCCGCTATTTGAGGATATAACAGTTTTGCTCTTTCGAGGTTATAAGAAAATTTTTGAAAATATTGGTCGTTATCTTTATAATTAGCGTTTTGCACGCCAGGATTCACATAAAAACTAATTGGATTAACCGAATCCATAGTTGGTTTACCTGCCTGATACATTCCTGTTCCTGAATAGTGTGTATCCCAGCTATTGTAAACAATTCCCCATCCAAAATAATAATAATCATCTACGCTACCATAACTATTTTGAATTACTTTTTCTTTATCAAAAGCATTATTTATACTATTTTCCAGCAATTCTTTTGCATAAGTTATTCTTGGAGTATCTGACTTTAGTGTAATTATCACATCGCTTGCTTTTAATTCACTTGCTTTTTGTTTTAAGTTATCATCTGTAAAATTTTTAAAAACTCTTTTTTCTCCGAGAACATCGCCCGCAACTCCGTTTTCTAAATTATATGTAAGAATATTATAGCCAATCTCGTAACGCTCATCAAATCCAGACGTAATTCTGTCCTCTTTACAAGTTTCAAAGTCATTAATTGCTTCTTTTAAACCTGTTTTTTGATAATACGCTATTTCTTTTTCTCTTATTTCGTCTAATATATCTTTCATTTTATTTCCATAATATTGTTTTTCATCAATTTTTATTAAAACCGGAATTTATTTTTTGTCAAGTTATTTTTAATGTAATACTTGAAAAATGTTTCATAAGTTGCTTTTCTGTATATGATTTATTCCAATCTTCATAATCTTGTATTGATTCGTCTTTACAAATAAAATTAGAATAACACAAGTTGCAAACTTCTCCGAGAGCGACTGCTTTCCAAAATCCGCTTCTGCTTATATATTTTATTGTTTTCCCACAAACAGGGCATTCTCTCTTATATATTGGCAAAACATTTTACCTTGCTATTTTATTATTCATTTAAAAATATTGTCCCATATCCCTATGACATTTATTTTCAAAATAATTATCTTCTTCAATTTCAATTAATCCTTTATCCTCACAGACAAACATACGCACACAGTCTGCCAAATCTTTATATTTTTCTACTATAGTTCCTTTAAGTTTATCACTTGCTTGTTTTCCAACCATTGATTTCCAAATATAATGTCTTAATCCGCTTTTTACGTGGTAGCAATTATTCCAAATTACTAGTCCTGGTTTTCCGTCTGGCATTATTCCTAAGGCATCACGCATTTTTGAATGTCCGTAAAACAATTCTTTTTCTGCTGTATAACTTGGATTGAAAACTAAATCTATTTCTGCATAATCTTGAAATAGTGTTCTTTTCTGGCTTCCTCGTGTCTGATTACCAAAATGTCTATCTAAAATTCTTGTAATATTAGTAAATATCCCCTCGTATTTGCGTTCTATAAATTCAATTGATTTTTTATGTTCAGAAATTGGTTCGCCACCTTTCATCTGCCAAAATTGACGTGTTGTGTCCATTGGTCGTTCATCAAATATTATTCTCCGGCCATTTGGGCATAATGCTCCCCATATCTCCGCATTCGGGCGTCCATCGTGTGGATCAACAACGTGAAAATACATATACTCTGGTTTTAATTTAAAATCGTCTGGATCAACAAAATGAATAGCGGGGTCAAGAGTAGGTAATATTTTCCCACTAAAATACATAAATTCCCCAAACACTCTTGCTTTTTTCTCATCTTCGTCAAATCTTGATACTGTTTGGTCTATAATTTCCGGGTCTAAAAACCCTCTTACCCCTCTCTTTTTACACGCTGAATATAAACTTGTAGTTAGATGAAAATATCCTTTTTCATTTCTTAATTCTGCCTCTGCAATTTCATCGATAATATATGCTGGACATTCTAAAGGAGTCATTGGCAACAAGGTAACACAACCCTGAGTCATTCTCCCTTTGCATTTTTTCCAAATCTCTTCGGGTCCAGGTTCATCAATAATCAATATTCCAATTCTCATACTTTCAAATGTAATTGGGTCTTGATCAAATGTTTTAAATATCCATACCCATCCGTTTTTCCATACAACTCTGGAAATATGATTTGTTCCATCTCTAAATGCTTCACATTGATTAGGAAAATCCTGAATTACTTTTTCTATTTCCGGAGTAACCCTGTCTCTTAATGCAATTGCTGTGGAAATATACCATATTACTTTGGGATAAGGAAAATTTCTAAATAAAGAATAATCAAACCAACCACTTTGAGGTTTCAACGTAATATGACTGATAATCTGAAAAGTAGATAATGTTTTTCCAGTAGAATTACCCGCAGTAAGCAATATCACCGGAACATTATTGTCCTTTGTAGAATTTGCCACAGTTCTAATATATTCATCATTTGCTCCCGTTGGGACATAACTGAGTAAACAATTAATATTAATCCCATTCCAGAACTCTTTTAACGTTTCGTTTTCTTTTGCCGAACCAAGATACCGAAATTTTTTTGAAAGTTTCTGTGCAATCAAATAAGGTTGTTCCGTATATTTAAACATTTTTTCACCTAATCCTATATTTTTTTTTCATTTTCTCTATCCAATTTAATGCAGATGGTACGCATTTTCTATATATT